CCGCGAGCAAAAGAGTGAATCTGTTTGTATCAAAATCAAAATCCAAAACGTTGGCGTTGGGTTGCACAACTGCGGAAGCCACCGAATCGTAAAGGTTCTTGGCCAAAATGGCGGTCTGAACAACCGAGATGTCGTATGCGGCCTTCAGGACCCTACCGGCTCCAGTCTTTGGCTTGGCGAGCAGCGCATCAGTCAGTGTGGCCATTTTCTCGTAATAGAGAGGGGTCTTCGCCAGCAACGAAATAGCGGCAGAAGACACTTTGGCACCGACTTTGAGCGCATGTTTGATGGCCGAGATGTCATCCTTAAGATGTCTCTCACTTCCGCCAACGAGCATGACCTTGCGAGTTTTCTTGGGTTGCCAATGACCGTTTTCCAACTCGAGAGCACGAGTACAGGCAGGCGTATTGATAGCAGAATGGGTGTATCTGCCCTCCGTGTACCACAAAGAAATGTGCTCATCCGCATGTTCCAACATGAAGGTAGTAGCTCGCTCCAGCGAGACACCTTCGGGAGAAATGTTACAAAGTTTCGAAGCCGCAAAGAGTGTGGACCGCTTGGCTCCTAGGGCTCTCAAAGCCCTGAGGAAACACTTGGGAATGGTCTGTCCGAAAAAATTCTCATCGTCATAATTAATATCTTCGTAACCGCGCAATATATAATTTTTGTGAGTGGTCCAAGAATCGTTACTGAGATCATAGATGTATTTGTAATTTTCTGGGGAGTCATCCGAAGCCGTTATTCCAAAGGGTTTTAATTTTTCGAAAACAGTCTTAGTGTCCGTAGCAGAGTCAATAGATAAAAGGCAATCGTCCAAAGAACAACCAATTTCATCGTCAGTCACAAAAGAGCGTATGTAATGATAATTTTCAGCCACAAAATCGTTCGGCAACCTGTCCACAATGTCTCCACACACGGCTTGGGACCACACTTTCCTTACCTGTCTCAGATCCTCAGAGAGCTCGACATTGTTCGGGACCATTTGGGGTTCGTCCATGAAGGCTAGAGCTAGGGGCGTGGGTTCCATAGTATATCGGACGGCAGAACCGTCGTTCTCGAGAGCCTCTGCAGCATGGTATCCCAACTTTTTCCAGAAATCCCAGTCTTTGGTCTCCTTGATGTCTGCGTATATGACCAGGTCTTTCTTCTGCCTCGATATAGACACAACGAATTGTCCCGAAGCACTAGACAGAGCCTTGTCGTACTTGCTCAAGATCAGCCTGGCTACCTCGCAGGTTTTCCCTTGGACCGAAGACACACTCTTTGCTCCTGGGCAGAATTCCTCGGCGTTGTCTGAGAAACGGATGGTCATCACATCACCGTCGGGCGTGGGATCGTTAGCCAACTCGCCAATATCTTTGATGATCGGTAATCTGTCGATACTGGCGGACGTGATCATATTGTAGTCGGGAACCTCCTTGTTGAGCCTGGATACGATGTACCTGCTATCGGTGCGAAAGTTGACGTGAAGAGAGTGTCGCGACACCGAATCGAGATCGAAGATAGAACCAATGTATTCGCCGTGCTCGGGGAGTATCCTATTCTGAGCTGTGTCTCCGACTACGTACACGATGTCGACCTTGTACCTTGCGATCATGTACCTTAGGATCCGCCCGTCAAAGATGGAGAACTCGTCAACGAACAAGATTTTCTTCGACCCGGCCTTCATGAACTTGTGGGGAGTCTTGACCTCAGTACGGGGATAGTCGACCAACAACTCGATTAACGGAACCGCGATAGTGGCAATGTCCATTCCGG